GAAAATGTTAAGAATTCTTTGATGAAGCCTATCCGAGCAACGTTGAGTAGTATTCGTAAAACGTTTCCTGTGGCAGAGTGGGCAGAGACTGTAGGCGATGTTCTAACAAAGGCGAAAACAGGAATCACTTCTGCTCTTGATAGCGTCAAAACGGGTGTAGTAAATAATTTTAGTAAGATAAAAGTTCCAGACTTTCCGACTCTTGCTTGGCCAGATGCAGTCAAGAACTTAAAGCTACCAACTATCGAAGCTCCAAAGATATTCACTGAATTCAAGTTCCCAGAAATGCCAGAGACTGGTAAGGTGTTGGATAATGTCAAAGCATTTTTCGTTGGCACTGACGCAGGTGGTGGCGTTCTTGGTTTCTTTGGTAAAATTGGTGATCTATTAACATCCATTCCTGGACTGAAGACAGCCTTCCGTTTAGTTGGCGGTCCAGTAACCGCCGCACTGCTTTCTATCATCGACTTCTTTACAGGTTTCTATAAAGGGTTTGTTGGTGAAGTTGGTTCTGATGAAATGGATCCAAGAAACGAACGTGAGTTACTAGGCAAGAAAACTGAGACTGAACGAACGCTATCAGAGAAAATCTTTGCTGGTATCGAAGAAGGTTTCTTGAGTTTTGTTGAAGGTATCACAGGAGCGTTCGACTTCCTGTTCATTGAGATTCCTGCTTGGCTGCTAGGTAAGTTCGGAATGGAAAATGCTTCAGAGTGGCTTAAATCATTCTCACTTACTGAAATGGTAAGACCAATCTGGGACGGTATTAAAAACGTATTCAAGTTCTTCAGCAATGCTGAGTACCGTGCGGAACAGGTTACAGCGTTTAAGAGTAAAGTGTCAGACACCTTCAATGATATGTGGGAAACAATCAAAGGTTGGATTGGTGGAATTTTTGACTTTCTACCTTCTATGGATGACATCACACAGAAGCTAAACGATCTAATGCCAGACTGGCTGAAGGTCGAAACAACAACAGGAACAACCGTGGCTCAGACTGGGGTGACCGAAGATGATTTAAAAGCACAAGCCGCCGAACTTGGTCTTATGCAAATGCCTCTTGTAAGTCTTGCTGATACTCCTGATGCGCAACTAAGTTCCGATCAGCTACAAGCTAAGTTTAGAGCAGCTGAAATGGCGAGACAATCCAGAGAAGCTATTGCTGCTGAGAACGCAGCTAGAACACAAGATGTTAGTGAAAAGTCTGCTACACAATCTTCAAGCTCTGCTACAGTTGTCGTAGTTGACAATAAGACTGACGCAAGCCAGACAAGTATTCAGAAGGTTGATACAACGATTGCGGTTCCACCTAAACCTGAACCCAACAACGGTTGGGCGAATATGTCTCAAGCAGACTTTATGAGAATGGCTGGTGGATAAACAGAAGGGCGACCACCGCCGCCCTTCGTTACTTTCTGCTTAGTCTTCTTCAGCAAGCTTTTCAAAGAACGATAAATCGTCATCATCAAACGAATCATTGCTTGCCATGGCTGGCTCAGATTTCGCTGCCATTTGTGGAGCAGGAGCAACATTCTCCTCAATCTCAATGTTCTCAGCACGTGACGCTGCGGCAGTTGGTGTCTTACCACCGTTCAAGACACGATCAAGTTTCGATTTCAACTCGTCGTATGACTTGAAGTTCTTTGGATCAAGGAACTCTTGTAGTGAGTGCATAGAGTTGTATACTGTTTCCAACTCATCATCATCACCATCAAGAAGCGCAGATGGCTTATCGAACTCGGACTTATCGTAGTTACGATATCCTTCAACGTTACGGATCTTCAATTTGAAGTCTGCGCCTTCCCAGAAGTCAAAAGGATTGATTGGATCTTCATCCTCAAACTCTGGGCTCATAGCTTCGTTTAGTTTATCCCAAATCTTCTTGCCATACTTGTACAAGAATACTTTGCCTTCATTGGCTGGGTTAGCTGGATCCTTCACAACGTAGATGTTTGAGTAATAGGACAAGCGGCGTTTTTGTTTACGTGCTTGCTCTTTACCAGCATCTGTACCGTTGTTCCAAAGCTGTGAGTTGTATTCACCGACTGGATCAGTTTGATTGATTGTTGTCAGTGAGTTTTCGATATACCAGCCACCTGGACCTTGGAAGCCGTGATCGAACATACGCACCCATGGCAGATCCTCATTAGCAGGTTCTGGTAGGAAGCGAATGATGGCATAACCATTGCCCGATTTATCCACTTCAGGTTTCCAGAAGCGATCATCGGCATTGCTGTTGCCACCTTGATTTGATTGGAGTTTTTGTGATTCTGATAAAAGTTTATCAAGAGACTTGTTGCGTGATTTTTTAAGAGATGCAAAAGACATATGTATTTCTCCTTGTATATGCGTTGTATTGCGGTGTATAGTTTAATATAGCTGAATATTCGTTGTATGTCAATATATTTTTTTAACGAGATAATCAAATTTATTTAGCGTCTTAATAGACACTTGTTTGCCGTCCATATCATAGCCGATCATCTCATTCTGATTGATCTTCTTCAAACGTGACAGCTCAAACTGGGACTCTTTCCCAGTAGGGTTGCCATCTGGTCGGTTATACCAGATGGTCACTTCGTATTTATCGTATAAGAGTTCTTTTAAAAACTTCATGTAGCCCAATAGCCCGATTCTAATAACTTTTTAGAGATAACCGAAAGGTTCGTTTCAAGGTCTTTAATACGTTCTTTCGACTCAGTATTTTCTTTTTGTAATTTAGCCAATTCAAATTCAACTTCTGTTAGTGCTTTATCGGTCATTGGTATATCTCCAAAACTATTTTCCTAAGTTTGCGTTTAGGAAGGTTAGAAAAGTTATGAAGGAATGGCTTATAATTATCAAGACGTTTCACAAAATCATTCATTAACAAATCGTCATGCTTCTTCCATGCCTTCGTGTAATTAACAAGATCATCCAGCAACACCATGGTTTCTAGACTAATCTTGTGCCTGAGATGAAGACGGAACAACAGCGGATGCTTTCCATCTTCGTAGATGAAAAGTTTATTAAAATCCTCCTCTGTATCATTTAGCATTTCGATTTCTTGTGTGAAAGAATAGGTTAAGGACTCAACGTTCTTCTTCCACTTCTTAAAGGCAATTTCATTGGATGGTGACATAATATTACCGATCCAAGTGTCGCTGCCAGTTGAGAAGTTGGCTATTAGAAACTTGACAAAGTCGTCTCGTTTGAACTTCTTAGCCGCTTTCTCGAAAAAGTATTTATCTTTGCGAGCCTCATAAGTTGACTGTTTCGCATTAATTTTTCCATTATATTTAAAAAAATCATAATTACTTGTAAAGTGACGACTCACCGCAAGGTAAGTCGTGTAGGCAACAAATCCACTCATACTTTCCTCTACCACACCTGCGTCCAAGTATACATTGAAGCTACGAAGAAATACAACCAAACTGCAAATATAATTCTCATACTGGCAACCTCGCAGACTTCTCAAGGAAGTTTAGATCTTCAGCATCACGCCTAATCTTATCCTTGATGAGAGAGTTGATTAGCTTGGCAGCAACCTCAACTTCCATCTCATTATTCTCGCACCACCAAACAATGGCGTCCATATATGGTATCTGTTTATCTCGTACAATTTCTTCAATAATAACAGAAAACTTCTTAGTCGTCAATACATCAATCATTAATTATCCCATGTATAAAATATGTGAACGCCGATCACTTTGCTAATAGTCATATCTTTTGCCCAGTAAGGGTTGACGTAGTTAGCGTGATAAAATGTGGCACCGTCTGTAGGATCAACGGTGTTACCGATCATAACATCTCGAGCAATAACCTTTGCTTGCTTCCAAGCTTTCTTTTCAGTGGGTGTCTGATTCTTAATCAAGTGCGTCCAGCTGAACTGCTTTGGTTGGTAAACAACATCACAGATATTGTCTGGCCAACGTGTATCTTCGACACGATTGAGGGTGACATGAGCGACAGCTATCTGCCCCTCAACAACTTCACCTCTTGCTTCATGATAGATATTCATTGCCAAGCACTCTTGTTGAACTGTGTCAACAGTCGGAGCACCTAGCATAGCTATACCAATGGCACCAGCTATTACGCCCATTGTTAGAATCCCGCTCGTTATGTTTTTTATCTTTTTCATACTTATAATATAGTACATTTACGAATAAGTGTCAACACTTATTTTCACAAAACGCCTAAATATTCTATAAACATTATTGTCTGTTCTTCATCCTGAAACGTCGACATTGTAAAGTCGCAGGAGTCAAGATGGAAAGCCATAACCAACCAAGTGTCGTTTTTCTTCGACACCTTAACAGCCCAACCATTCACATAGACTGGATCATAGCTTTGAAACTGTTCTTTGCTCATTCTTATATCTGATAATAGTTTTGGCGCAATCTTCAATGTAGTTATCTCTTTTTTCTACAAAGACTTGTGGGGGTTCTCCGTCTACTGCTACTACGATTACGATCTTGTCAATTGGTATCTGAGTGCGTTCTTCAAACATAACACAGTACGCTGAAGCTTGCATAAAGTAGTTAGAGATCCACTCTTTCTTCTTTGGTTTTGTTGATGTCTTGAAATCAATTACAGATAGACGCCCATCCCATTCAGCAACGCAATCGACTCTACCTGCCACCCCAAGATAATCACTATACAGCGGAACTTCCTGCCCACGCACAAGACCAATGTTTTTGTCTAGGATAGGCTGTATGCTCCAAAAAGTTTCTTTATCTGCTGGAGTATACTTATTTATATCAAGGCAATTGTTGATATAATCTTCACACATTTGGTGAACACGTGTTCCTCGACCTGCTGCTTTAGCCGAGACACGGTTTGCACGCTCTTCACCAACCCTTGCTCGCCACGCCATGATATGTTCACGTGATAGTACCGAAAGGCAAGTTGTAATGGATGGATACTTATTGCCCTCTGGGGTAGTATAAGTTCTCCCAGAGGACGTTGTTTCTGCAATGAGTTCTTCAAGTATCACAGGATCATGACGAAATTCCATATTTTATCCTACATTTAATTCATAACACTTCTCTATATATTCTCTTACGATACCACTTCTTACAATGTCTTCAGGTTTGAAGTCTACGCAGTCAAACGAGTCCATCTCACAAAGAACCTTCATAAAGGTTCCAATACCAGACTCAGTATGATACCGTTCACTGGTTAGATCGTCTTGTTTCATATCACCAGAGAAGATAATACGAGAGTTTTCACCAACACGTGTCATTACGCTATGGAGTTCTTGGAACGACATATTCTGAAACTCATCTACGATAATGATAGCATCATCCCAAGTCTCGCCTCGAACAAATGAGGTTGTCGCAAATTCTATTTGGTTATGTGCCTTCAGCTGACTATAAGCGTCACCTCGACCAAAAAGGTCTGTACACATTTTCATATAAGGAGTTTCGTATGCCTTTGACTTTTCCGTAATATTTCCTGGAAGGAAACCCATATCTCTCGTTGGCACTACACTTCGGACAATCATAATCTTTCGTTTGTCTTTATTGTTTAGCACTTCATCAAGAGCAAGATATAAACTCAGGAATGTTTTACCAGTTCCTGCGCAGCCGTGTAAGATAAGATTGTATCCTTCATCATACGAATCAAATACATCTGCTTGAGCCGATGTCATTGGCTCGATCTGTTCTAGCTGTAATCCCGTGTTCTTATTACGCTTTCTTTGCTTTCTAGTTCTTCTCTCTAAATACTTATCTAGATATTTTTCGTCTACTAAAGCAAGGTTTTTTGACATACAGTGATCTCCTGTTATGGTTTTTATAAGATCATCATGTAGTGAACGAACTCCCTAATTTATGTTTTTTACGGATAGCCTCGTTCTTCGCATCTTTGGTTGACCTACCGCCAACCTTGTCTGCCAACGGCGAATGGGGGTGTGCCGCAGCAATACGTGACATGTTCTCGTTCCAACCACCGTCTTTATTGGTAGTTGACCCGCCGATCATGTTTACGTTAGATAATAGCTGTTTAATGTGGGGATTGTTTTGGAGGTAAGTTTCACGTTCCGAGATCTTTAAAGACTCGGTAAACCGCTCACCTGTTTCGGTATTCTCAAAATTATATAGTGGCATGT